AGAAGCGTTTGACCAAGTAATGGCGGGGATTAGTGCAACTATTGATGTGGTTAGAGATAGAGTTCTTGTAATCGGAGAAGCTTTAGTTAAGTTTTTCACGGGAGATTTTAAGGGTGCTATGGAAACCGGTAAGAAAGCGGTATCGGGTTTCGGTGATGAGGTAGCTGCTGAGTTTAGAATAGCAGCAGAAGCAAAGAGAGACTTACAACAAGTAGTTGATACAATGAGATTGCTTAGCGTTTCGAGAGCAGAATTGGATAGAGATTTAATTAAGGCAAAAGAAACTATTGAAAGTAGTACCGCATCCTATGAAGAAAAGAAAAAGGCAATCGATGAAGTTAGGATAGCAGAAACTAAACAAACAGAATCAGAATTAGCAGCAGCAAAGAAAAAGTTAGATGCTATAATAGCACAAAACGAACAATCTGATTCGGGGGCTGAAGATTTAGACAAAGAGGCAGAGGCTCGAATTGCAGTAATAAACTTAGAAAAAGTATCTTCATCAAATAAAACAAAGTTTGCCAAATTAGAAGAAATGGCTGACAGAGATGAGGAGGCAAGAATTAAATCTATACAAGCTACAACAACTGAGGCAGCGAAACAAAAGAAAATAGAAGATGATGCTGAAAAGAAAAGAAAAGAAGTTAAAGATGCAAGTGAACAAAAAAAGAAAGATGATAAAGAAAAACAAGACCAAAAAGATATAGATGATGAAAATAAAAGGTTAGCTAAAATACAAGAGGTAGAAGACTATTATTTTCTTAAAGGATTAGAAAGAGAAATATCAGAAATAGAACGTAAAGCAGATGCTGACATAGCAGAGCTTGAGGCTTTAGGTGCTAAAAAAGAACTTATAGAAGCTATCGAGCAAGAAAGTGCAGATAAGATAGCAGCAATAATTAAAAAGGCAAACGATGAAACCTCTTCAAATACTGAAGAAAACGAAAAAAACAAACTTGATAAAATAAAAGAAGGTATTATTTCAGTACAAACTTTAACGTCAGATGTTTTTTCTATTGCAGATTCTTTAGGAAAACAAGACGAAAAGAGTAAAGAGAAAAGAGCAAGGGCAAGTTTTGCAGTTCAGAAAGTAATGAATTTATCTCTTGCCGGTATAGATGCTGTAAAGTCAATTCAAGCTTCATTAGCACAATCTCCAATAGCTATAGGTCCAGTACCAAATCCAGCAGGTATAGCATCTTTAGCTTTTGCATCTGCAACGGGAGTATCAACTATTGCAAAAATAGCATCAGCAAAATTTCAGGGTGGAATACCAGGAGAAGATGTAGGAGTTGGAGGAGGAGGATCAACTCCAACAGCACCAGCTTTTAATTTAGTAGAAGGAACTGAAGGAAATCAAATTAACGAAAGTATAAACCTAAACAATCAAGAACCAGTACAGGCTTATGTAGTTAGTGGAGATATAACTACAGCTCAAAACTTAGACAACAATATAATTACCGAGAGCGGATTATAAACAATAATGTAACAATAACCGAATACAAACGTTTAAACTATAATGATAAAAACCTACGAAGCAATTTTTGATGCTGCTAAAAAGAATGTATATTCTATTTCATTAGTAGACGATCCTGCAATGGAGTCAATGTTTATTGCATTAAAAAAACAAGAGGAAAGTATTAAACTCGCTGAAGTTGACAAAATAGAGCGTACTTTATTAGGAGTTGTATTAATTCCTAATAAGCCAATTTACCGTAATCAAAACGGAGAGGAGTTTTATATTACTTTTCCAAAAGAAACCATAAAAGCTTCAGCTCATAATTTTTTTAAGTCTGGATTCCAATTAAATTCTAAGTTAGAACACGAAGCTCCTATCGATGGAATTTCTTTTGTTGAGAGTTGGATTGTTAAAGACCCTAAGAACGATACAGCAAACGCTTATGGTTTAGATAAGAATGATATAGTAGAGGGTTCTTGGATTGTTAAAATGAAGTGTGAGAATGATGTTATATATAAGAAGGCTCTAAGCGGAGAAATAAACGGTTTTTCAATAGACGGTTTATTTAATCTTAAAGAAGTAAATTTAAAATCAAATATAAAAATGGCAGAAGAAACAAAATCTTTCAAAGACCAAGTTAACGAAGTACTCGTTGGTTTAGGTATTGTGAAAGAGGTTAAATTAGGAAGCGTACAATCTGGAGAATTAACTATCCAATACGATGGCGAAATTTTAGAGGTTGGAACGGTTGTATTCGTAACGGAAGGCGAAGAACGTATTGCATTACCAGACGGAGAGTATCCTACTGATATGGGAATGTTAGTTGTAGTTGAAGGAGTAGTTACAGCGGTAAACGTTGAGGAAGCTCCTGTAGAGGAGGAATTATCTACACCATCAGCTCCAAGTACTGAAGAAATTACTCAAGCTATTAAAAGCTTATTAATTAAGTATAGCGAAGATGTAGATTCTAAATTTGAAACTATTAATAAAGACTTAGTAGAATTCAAAAAAGAAAACGAAACTTTAAAAGCTGAGGTTGTAACTTTATCAAACCAACCAGCTGCAAAGAGCGTAAAGACAGAAATTAAACAAGTAGAATTAACAAAGAAGGGTCGAATCCTTCAATCAATTAGAAACAACAAATAAAAATGGCAACAACAACAAACGTATCATCAAACTATGCTGGAAAAGTAGCAGGTGGAATTATCGGAGCAGCTTTTAAAGAAGGATCTACCCTCTCTTTAGGAGTTTTAACGGTAGCAGAAAATGTAAACTACAAAATGAATCTTCGTAAGATTGCTTACGCTGATGGAACTGTAAACTATTCTTGTGGACACGCTCCAGCTGGAACTATAACTTTAAGCGAGAAAGTAATCGAGCCTAAAAAAGTAAAAAATGACTTTACTGTATGTAAAGAAGATTTTAGACAAACTTGGTCAGAGGATTCTATGGGAGCTTCTGCTTCTAACGTAAACGCTCCAGCTGATATTGTAGAGGCTATCCAATTAGAAATGTTATCAAGTCAAGCTGCTAAAGTAGACGATGAAATTTGGACTGGATTAAACGCAACAAATGGAGAAATCGGAGATGGATTTACTGTACAATTCGCAGCAGATGGAGCAGTAATTAAAGCTAACAATGGTATTACAGCATTAGGAGCAATAACTACTGAATCAAACGTTGAGTCTCACTTGAAAGCAGCTTTAAATGCTATTCCTGTAGCTTTGAGAAGAAAAGAAGTACAAGTATTAGTATCTTCTAACGTTTTTCAAGCTTATACATTTCATTTAATATCTAAAGGTATTGCTTGGAACGGAACAGCAGATGAAAAAATGGCTAAATTTGGACGTTATAACTTAGTAGAAATACAAGGTCTTCCAGATAACACTATTATAGCAGCTGAAAAGAAAAATCTTGTATTTGCTACAGGTTTAAATTCAGACTTTAATACAGTAGCTTTAGAGGATGAAGATGCTATCGGATTATTGACTGGAAACGTAAGAGGAAAAATCGTTTATAATGCTGGAGTTGGTTATTACAATTCTAACGAGATTGTTTGGTTACTTACAACAACAGCTTAATTACTAACCCCTAAACAAACGCTATCGGTTAGTTACATTAATTAACTGATAGCTAATGTTTTATAAAAAAAATTAAACAGATATGGCGTGCGATATTTCAGCTGGAAGGCTTAGACCGTGTAAGGACAGTTTAGGGGGTAACTCAACCCTATATTTATATAATGAGTTAGTAGACCCGTTTACGGTTGTTGCAGGACAGGCAACAGCTATGAATGCGGCACTAACTGCTAATTATAAATTTGAGTTAGAAGGAGATTTAAATACCTTCGAACAATCGATGGAAGCTTCGAGAGATACGTTTTCAAGAGTTAATACTCAAACAGGTACTTTTGTTTTTAAAGTGCCAGATGCAGCAACTAATGCTCAATTTAATTTGATGGTAGCAGGATTTGTTCAAGGAGTTTTAGAAGATCGAAACGGTAACTATTGGTCGATTGGTGCGGATGATGGTATTGATTTTACTGTAGTTCAATCAACTGGTGGAGCAAAAGCTGACGGTAATTTATACACTATTACAGGTGTAGCGACTACTAAAGAATTAGCTCCTATTTTAGATTCTGCAACGGTTACAGCTTTTAAAGCAGTTACAGTATAGAATTGTATTACTTTTAATTATAAACCTCTTACGTTAATTCGTAGGGGGTTTTTTAATATAATAACAAAAAACGACTTTAAACGTTTATATTATATGGTAATCGACCCAAGCAATTCAATACATACTTTAAGCGTAATACCTCGATTTTATCCGAGTACTTCATTAGTTGTTGCTTTGTATAACGAAGCGACTAACGTTACTGCAACACCAGCTGCAACGTATATAATAACTAACGGAAAGTTAAATATTACTTTTACATTTACTTTTGTAGAAAATGACAGACATCAATTAAAAGTAACCGAAGGAACGGAAGTAGTTTATAGAGGTAAAACATTAACAACATCACAAGAGCCACAAGATTTTAAATTAACTAATGGCTTATATACTTATTCATAATGGCAGATATTAAACTAATACAATTATCTAATTATGTACGACCTGACGTAATAGAAAA